ACCGTGGTAACGTTTGGGGTGGTGGTACTCCAACAACTTTATCTGATTGGGATTCTATCGTTTCTCGTTTAGATAAGCAAGGTGCTATCGAAGAGAACGTAATATTCGTAAATCGTGGTTTAAGTTTCGATATTGACAATATGTTGGCTCAATTGAATGGTTATACCGCAGGTAGTGCCGCTCAATCTGCTTCTTATGGTCTTTTCGATAACGATGTTGATATGGCGTTAAATTTAGGTTTCACAGGATTCCGTAGAGGTTACGACTTCTACAAGTCTGATTGGAAATACTTAAATGACCCAACAATGCGTGGTGGTTTAAGTAGTGCTGCTGCAACTGCAACCGGTACTATTACAGGTTTAATGGTTCCTGCAGGTTCTACTTCAGTGTACGACCAAATTATGGGCAAGAACGCTAAGCGTCCTTTCTTACACGTTCGTTACCGTGCTTCTGAAGCTGAAGACCGCAGATACAAGACTTGGATTACAGGTTCTGCCGGTGGTGCTGCTACAAGCGACTTGGATGCAATGGAGGTTAACTTCCTTTCTGAGCGTTGCGTATGTACCTTGGGTGCTAACAACTTCGTTTTATTCCGTTACGGATAATAAAGGAAGAAAATTACAGGGAGGGTGTCTTCAAAGACACTCTCCTTTTTTAAAAATTAAATCAAATTAAATTAAACACAAAATGGCAAAAAGTATAACATCTATAGACAAGGTCTATAAGTTGAAAATAGGAAACCCGCTATCTTACACGTTAGCGTCAAGAAATCACCCTCGATTCCCACTAATGTGGTTTGACGAGAAGAACAACCAAAATCGTGCATTAAGATATTGCACAAACCAAAAGTCCCCATTTGAGGACGAACAAGACGGAAACTTCATTATTGAGCCTATCATTTTTGAGGATGGCTTTTTAAGAGTCCCAAGAACAAACCCTGTACTACAGCAGTTTTTACACTACCATCCTTTAAATGGCAACATTTTTGTAGAGGTAGATAAAGAGAAAGATGCAGCAGCAGAGGTTGAAGATTTGGACTTAGAGATTCAGGCTTTAGTTGAGGCTAAACAATTGAGCCTTGACCAAATTGAAACTCTTACAAGAGTAATGTTTGGTAAGGACCCATCTACCGTATCTACTGCTGAGTTAAAGCGTGATATATTGGTATTTGCTAAAAGAGACCCAAGAGAGTTCTTGAACATATTGAATGACCCTGAATTAAAGTTTCAGGCTAAGGTTCGTACATTCTTTGAGAATAAGTTATTAATATTAAGAAATGGTGAGAAAGAGGTATGGTTTAATACCGCCACCAATAAAAAGAAGATGTTGTCAGTTCCGTTTGGAGAAGACCCTTACGAGATGGTCGCCCACTACTTACAGAGCGATGAAGGTATAGACTCTCTAAAGATGTTAGAAGCAACTTTAGGTTAGTAGATACTGATTATTGATTGATGATTAGAAAGAGGGGGCACTTATTGTGCCCTCTTTTTTTTTATGTATATTTGTAAAAAAAGAACTAATGATAAACTCAGTAAGAAATACGGTATTGTCTGTGTTGAATAAGAACAACTACGGATATATATCTCCTTCTGACTTTAACTTGTATTCACAAAATGCTCAAATTGAGATTTATGAAGAATATTTCAGCAGCTATAACAAGGTTATAAATGCTGAGAATGCAAGAATGTCAGGTGTTGATTATGCAGATATGGAGCAACCTATCGCAGAGGTATTAGAGTATTTTCTACGAACAGACTATTTAACAAAAATAGCTGCTAACAAATTCTCAATGCCTACGCCTACTACAACAGGTTATTACACTTATATGTTATTAGACATTAAGTGTAGACCGGTTACATTAAAAACAGGAACAAACACATCCGTAGTTAGTAGTCAGTTAGTTGATAGTACTGCTACATTTTTATCAGATGATATTTCAGCAGGAGACGTTGTTACTAACATTACAACAGGTTTAGTATCTACCGTAACATCGGTAGTTAGTAATACGGTATTAGCATTAGACTCAAATATATTTTTAGCTTCAGGAAACTCTTATGGAGTTTTTTCTTCATCTACTAATGTTCAAGCGGAAAAAGTAATTAATAATAAACTTACGTTGTTGGTTAATTCAAATTTAACGCAACCAACAAATGAGTTCCCTATTTACGCATTACAAGGCGAAGAATTGACTTTCTACCCTACAACGATAAGTAACAAGGGTCAGGTGCAAGCAACCTATTTTAGGTATCCTAAAGTTCCAAAATGGACATATATTACATTAACAAATGGAGAGCCGGTGTTTGACCAATCACAAAATGATTATCAAGATTTTGAGTTGCCTATTGAAGATGAGTATAAATTGGTTACAAGGATTCTTCAGTATTGTGGTATATCTATTCGTGAGGCTGAGGTTACGCAATTTAGTATGGCTAAAGAACAACAAGAACAAAATCCATAAAAATTTAAGATATGGCATATATATCACAGTATCAATATTACGAGAATGGAGGAGTTGTTCCTGAGGATGCCAATTGGGGGTCCTATCAGTTTATTAGTTTAACTGATATTATCAATAATTTTTTATTGATGTATGCAGGAAACCATTCATTAGTTAATAACGAAGAAAGATACAAGGTATTGTTTCACGCAAAGCGTGCTATTCAGGAATTAAACTATGATGCTTTTAAAGAAATTAAAGTATTAGAGTTAACTGTTCCTGATACATTAAGGTACATATTACCTTCTGACTATGTTAATTGGGTGCGTGTATCTTTATACAAAGATGGTTGGCTTAGACCTTTAACTGAGAATATTCAAACGCTTTCATCTAAGGCTTATCTTCAAGATAATACAGGAAGAATTTTATTTGACCAATATGGTAATGCTTTGTCACCTCAGTACTCAACTATTGATTTAGACAGGTTAGCTAAAACAAAGAAGAGTATTTATCTTAACCAAGGCAATCAATTTAATGGTCAGTTAGGATGGAACTATGATGGGATGTGGTACTTTGAAGCAAGTATAGGGGCTGCGTATGGTTTAAATACAGAGACAGCAAATTTTAATCCAACTTTTAATATAGATAGAAAATCAGGAGTTATTAACTTTGACTCATCAATGTCAAGTTTATCTTGTATTCTTGAGTATGTGTCTGACGGTATGGAACAAGGAGATAACTCTTTAATTACGGTAAATAAATTATTTGAAGCATATATTTACGCAGCCATTGAGTATGAGATACTGAGTTCTAAACTTGGTGTTCAAGAATATATCATTGCTCGTTCTCGCAAAAAGAGAAAGGCTTTATTAAGTAATGCTAAAATAAGAATTAGTAACATTCATCCCGGCAGACTCTTAATGAATATGAGAGGTATGGACAAGCAAATAAAATAAAATGGCAAATTTTACAAGAAACTTTATAGCAGGTAGAATGAACAAGGTAGTAGACCAACGTTTGCTTCCTGAAGGTGAGTATGTAAATGCTATGAATATTAGGATGGGTTCAACTGAGAACTCCGAGATGGGGGTTGTTGAGAATACAAAGGGGAATCTTCCCCTTACTTCGTTAACATACATTGACGGAACAGCACTTAGTGCTTCTGCAAAATGTATTGGAGCGTTACAAAATAGCGTGAATGAAACGCTTTATTGGCTTATTCACGACCCTGACTTCCCTGTAGGTGCTACAGGTAAACTTGACCTAATTGTTTCTTTTAACGTTTTTTCAAACATATTAACGTACCACGTTGTCAGCATTGATGATGGTGGTGGCGTAAATACTACACTTAATTTTAATCCTAACTATTTAGTTACGGGTATGGACATTTTAAATGATTTGTTCTTTTTTACAGATGATTATAATGCTCCAAGATTTATTAACATAAATAGAAACTATCCTAACCCAATTGCTAATATAGACCAAGTAAGTGCAGAGTCACTACTTGTTATTAAGAAGCCACCGGTAGAATCTCCGGGTGTTCAGCCAATTGTTACTAATGGTCAGGAGAATTTTTTAAATACAAGATTCATTTGTTTTGCTTACAGATACAGATACATTGACGGAGAGTATAGTGCTACTTCTCAATGGTCTGAGCCTGCATTTGTTCCGAATCCTTTCAGTTTTAGTATTGAGAGTTTTTTGAATGAGGGTATGACTAATTTTTGCAATTCTGCAATTGTTACTTATAATTCAGGCAGTTCTCTTGTAGTTGGCATAGACTTGTTATTCAAGAGAGCAGATGGTAATGTAATTAAGGTTATTGAGAAACTTGACAAGACTAATTTAGGTCTTGCTAATAATACAGACTACCAATACACATTTACCAATAGTAAAATCTTTACTATCCTATCAGCTTCTGAGTTGTTAAGATTGTACGATAACGTACCTCGATTTGCAAAGGCTCAAACTATTATGGGTAATAGATTGATGTACGGAAACTATGTAGAGGGATATGATTTAGTGGATGAGAACGGAGTGCCGGTTAAATTTGAATATACTACTTCATTGGTTTCAACGCCAATAGGTAATACAGATATTGATGATGGTCTTTTGTCAGGAAACTACTCTATTAACGGAAGTGTAAACATAGCTAATGCCATTGTTACATTTGACTTAGCAGGGCAAAACTTAATAGCAGGGTCTGCAATAAATTTGGAAGTGGCTATTAATCACTCTCAGTTTACCGGTCAAACTCCATTCCCTACAGAACTAACAGATACTGTTAGATTAAACTTTGCATTCTTTTTATCTACTGCATATGCATCTGTATATCAATTAGCTACAAGTGTTGAGTTTCAAAACGCAGTAGGTACAGCAGCTAATATCCAAACAGTTGCCAATTCTTGTAATGGAACTACTTTTACAGACGCATTTAACTGTGAGATACCAAATAACTTAGATGCTTTTATAAAAAATGGAAGTGGTATTAGTGCAGTAGGTCAACCGGTAAGTATTATTACAAGCCCTGCAAGCAGTGTAATTGGATTGCAATTCCCTGCAATGAGATATGTGGATAACGTTGTTACGCCTACCCAAACATTTTACGAATACTATGATGTTATTTTAGCGGAGGCTACATTTCAAGAAATAGCTAATCCTCAAAGTTTACATAGTAATCGTGATTACGAGATTGGTATAGTCTATATGGATGAGTTTAATAGAGCGACAACTGCACTTGTAAGTCCCAATAATACGGAGCACATACCTTGCGGATTTTCATCGTTTAAAAATTCTATTCAAGTAACTATACCACCAACACAAATTCCTCCGGCTTGGGCGACAAGATATAAGTTTGTTATCAAGCCTGATGAAGAAAATTATGAGACAATTTATTGTAACATATTTTTTCAAGACCCTTTAACTAATAATGCATATTTTTTACTTGAAGGTGAGAATGCACGCAAGGTTGAGGTGGGAGATAGGTTAATTGTTAAAGCTGATTCTAATGGAGCAACCACGTCTTGTGTGTATGCAACAGTACTTGAGAAGTCTTCTCAAGCATCAGACTTTATTGAGATACCAAGTATATTGGACCCAACTGTAATGATACCAATTCCTGCAGGCGTATATGCTAAGATTAATCCTAACAGCTTTAACATTGTTCAGGATGAGTTAGCTATCATTGCTCCGGGTAAAGTAACTAAAACAGAACCAAGAGGCTCAGGTACTTATCCTATTTTATTTTATCCAATGAATCGTTATGATACGGCTACATCTGCGTGGGTTGATTATTCGGTTCCTGCAGGTAGTAGGATTATAGTAAATTTTAAACAAACAAGAGGTGGTGTAGGCAATAGTTGTGAAGAAAGAAGAAGTTCTTTAGAAAAAACATTCATTGCTTCCAATGATTACGATAATATGTATGATTGGTTTGTGGGAGATAATATTGAGCAATTTTTAAATGACGGTTCAAGATATGCAGGTGCAGGTCAATGTATTCCTGACAATGAATTTATACCGACAATTACTAATACATCAGGTGATATTTTAACTGACCTATGTATTAACTATTATAAATTTTATAGAAATACATCTACCAATCAATTACAATTGATGGTAACGGGAACATTTCCTTGTACGGGTATTGGTTATCCTAACGCTCGTGCTTCAAATGTTGAGGTAAATATTACCGTATTCCGTTCTGATAGAACTGTTATATTTGAAACACAACCAAGTGAGGCTTTGCCTGATGTGTTTTTTGAAAACGAAATGTCTTTTGCTATTTCAAATGGCAATCATATGGGGAATATCCAAGACCAAGATATTGCATTAGGTATTCCGGCTGTAGTTGATACCAAGTTTTTTAACTGCTTTGCTTTTGGAAACGGAGCGGAGAGTTATAAAATTCGTGATTCAATCATTGGCAACTCTTTTAACTTTGGAAACAGGGTTACAAGCGTATCTGCTCAGAACTATAAAGAGGCAGATAGATTTGCTGATATTACTTATAGTGGTGTTTACAATGCTGAGTCAAACGTAAATAAGCTAAATGAATTTAACTTAGGTCTATTAAACTATAAGAATTTAGAGACTTCATTTGGTGGTATATATGTAATGGATGGTCGTCAAACTGACGTACTTGTATTACAAGAAGATAAGATTTCATACGTATTAGCTGATAAGAACTTATTGTCAGACTCTACAGGTGGTGGCGTTGTGGCATCTGTACCTGAGGTATTGGGTACGCAAATTGCTCGTACTGAGAAGTATGGCATTAGCTTCAATCCTGAGAGTTATGTTCAATGGGGATATGACAGATTCTTTACTGACGTAAAACGTGGCGTAGTGATTCAATTACGTGGCAACTCTTATTCTAATGAGGAACTTAAAGTTGTTTCTGAAATGAATATGAGAACTTGGTTTAGAGATACATTTAATGAATCATTTAATACTCAAAAACTTGGTGGATTTGACCCGTATATGAATGAGTATGTATTATCAAGTAATACTATTACATTACCATATAACCCTTCGTGTATTGATTGTGGTATTTCTCAGACGTTTTCATTAGCCTCTGCAACAAGTGCAACAACAACTTATTGTGTTAATTTAGGTCCAAC